CCTGATACGTAACCTTGTCGCCAAGTGCAGCCAGCTGGCGTTTGTACTCCAGCGTCTCATCTTTATGCGCCAGCAGGGATTTCTCCTGTGCAGACAGCTGGCGACGTTGCGCCGCCTCCTCCAGTACCGCGAACTGACTCTCCGCCTTCCACAAATCCCGGCGCTGCTGGCTGATTTTCTCATTTGCTCCGGCATGCTTCTCCAGCGTCCGGAGTTCTGCCTGAAGCGTCAGCAGGGCAGCATGAGCACTGTCTTCCTGACGATCGCCCGCAGACACTTTCACGCCGGACTGTTTCGGCTTTTTCAGCGTCGCTTCATAATCCTTTTTCGCCGCCGCCATCAGCGTGTTGTAATCTGCCTGCAGGATTTTCCCGTCTTTCAGTGCCTTGTTCAGTTCTTCCTGACGGGCGGTATATTTCTCCAGCGGTGTCTGCAGCCGTTCGTAAGCCTTCTGCGCCTCTTCGGTATATTTCAGCCGTGACGCTTCGGTATCGCTCTGCTGCTGCGCATTTTTGTCCTGTTGAGTCTGCTGCTCAGCCTTCTTTCGGGCGGCTTCAAGCGCAAGACGGGCCTTTTCACGATCATCCCAGTAACGCGCCCGCGCTTCATCGTTAACAAAATAATCATCCTTGCGCAGATTCCAGATGTCGTCTGCTTTCTTAAACGCAGCCTCTGCCTTAATCAGCATCTCCTGCGCGGTATCAGGACGACCAATATCCAGCACCGCATCCCACATGGATTTGAATGCCCGCGCAGTCCTGTCTGCCCAGGTCTCCAGCGTGCCCATGTTCTCTTTCAGGCGGCGGGTCTGGTCATCAAACCCTTTCGTTGCGGCCTCGTTCGCCGCCTGCAATGCCCCGGCTTCATCGCCGGAACGCTGCAACTGAGCAACATACGCAATCTGCTCCGCCGTCACGTTATGGAACTGGCGTGCCATCGCCGTCAGCCCCGACGTCGGGTCTGTGGTCAGCTTCCCGAAGGCTTCAGCGACCTTGTCCACCTCCACGCCGGATGCAGAGGAGAAACGCGCCACACTCTGGCTGATGGACGCAATCTGAGCCTCACCGCTTACCCCCGCCTTAACCAGTGCGCTGAGTGACTCGCTGGTCTGGTTAAACGTCAGCCCTGCCGCCTGCCCGGCTCTGGACAGGACCAGCATACGATCTGCCGTCAGACCCGACTGATGACCGGAAAGGACCAGCGTTTTGTTGAAATCGGACAGGGTTGAGTTGCCCTGATACCAGGCATACGCCAGCGCACCGGTCGCCACCGCCAGCGAGGTGGCCCCCACCATCGGCAGGGTGATCGCACCGGCAAGCCCCCTGAACATGGGGATCATCCCGCCGAAGGAGTCCTTCACCTGCCCCCCCTGTTGCAGCAGGATCAGCCACGGACTTTGCCCGCCTGCAAGCTGCGTGGCCACGTCGGTGAACTGTGCAGGCAGCATACGCATGGCGGCTTTATACTGCCCGACGGAAATCCCCGCTTTCTGTGCAGCCAGCGCCTGTCGGCTCAGCGACTGTTCAACGACTGCCGCTGTTCTTTTCGCATCACTTTCCGTACCGGAAAAATGACGCCTGACTCTGGCCATCTGCTCGTCAAATCTGGCCGCATCCAGACTCAAATCAACGACCAGATCGCCTACAGGTTCAGCCATACCGGACTCCTCCTGCGATCCCTTCTGATACTGTCATCAGCATTACGTCATCCTCCGTCATGTCCGCCACATCCGGGGAAGCGGGGATAACTTCATTCCCGTCCGGGCCAAAGCGGACACCTCCGGCAAGCCCTGCCGCTTTCTGCATCAGCACATCATCTTCAGGCTCTTCGTCAGCCTCGCGCCGGTTCAGCAGACTGAAATCCAGCGGATGCATATCCGGATCGCTGAAAAACAGGCTGAGCACGGTGTACGTCAGCCCGGAAAAGTGCATATCCAGCAGAACATCATGAAAATAATGGGTACTGTAAAAGCGGTGCCAGTCGGCATACTCCGTGGATGACATCCCGGCAAGCATGGCACGCCAGTCGGGTCGCCCCATCTCACGCGCCAGTTTCAGGGCAAAACTCAGCTCACCGTCGAACACTTTCCCGCAGAAACAGGCTCTGCGGGCCCGGCGTCCTCTGCCTGTTCAGGGGCATTATTCACCACAAACTCATACATACCAGACAGCCGGTACACCACGTTTTCAGCATGAGAAATTGCCTCTGTGGGCCAGGTGGTAAGCACTTCCTGCTCAATCTGTTTAACGGCTTCATTCATGGAAGGCTGCTTTGTCTTCTGCGGATGGTTATGCCACAGGGACATCGCCACCAGAAACGCGCCGGTTCTGATGGCGTCTTCCACAGTAAACTTCCGGTTGCTGTCTGACTCCGCCTGTTCTGCCTGCCGTTTCATCAGGGCGAGATGCTCAATACGCTGCAGGGCTGACAGTTCAGAAAGCGTGACGGTCACACCGTTATGTTCAAATGATTCGGTTTTCAGGAACATCTCTGACTCTCCGGATTAACTGGCGGTGACGGTGATTTCTGCAACCGCAGCAAACTCACCATTACCGGATACAATCGGAATGTTGACCTTGCCTGCAGCAACGCCATTCACGGTGATGGTCATACCACTGACCGACACGGTGGCTTTTGTTTTATCCGCTGACACCGCACGGAAGCTCTTGTCGGTTGCGCCTTCCGGCTGGAATGCCACGGTCAGCGTGGTGCTCTGCCCTTTCACCACCGAAGTGCTGGCAGGCGTCACGGTCATGCCGGTTGCCGCTGTTACCGTGCTGCGATCTTCTGCCATCGACGGACGTCCCACATTGGTGACCTTCACCGTGCGGGTAATCACTTCCTTCGCCGTCACCGCCTTACCGATACTGCTGACCCAGCCACGGAACACATCGACCGTGCCGTTCGGGAAGCGGATTTTATAGGCACGGGTATCACCTTCATTAAACCACGCCAGCAGCGCCTGCTGCCCCTGCTCTCCGGGCATCCACGCCAGCGTGAAGCTGGTATCTCCGGCAGATTTCTGCCCCTGCCCGGTCGCAGTCCAGTCTGCATCTTTATCATCGAGATAGCTGTCGTCATAGGACTCAGCGGTCAGTTCGCCGGGCGTCAGGTCTTTAACTTTTGCCAGACGCGACCAGTCAACGTCTGAAAGCGGGTTCGCATAAGGGTCACCGCTCCCCTTATAAACCCACAGGGTGGTCCCGGCACCTTTCACCGGCATTGTAGGATTTGGTACAGGCATAGCGTCCTCACATTTCATAGGTAATGACATAAGTCAGATCGGCTGAACTCCACAGGCCCGCATCATCGTCGCGCCGGTAGTCATAGCCACTGGCCACCATACTGGTGATCAAATCTGACAGTGCCGGGATATCGCTCATCACCGGATAAATCCGGGACTCCATCCACGCATCCAGCTCTGAATCCGGCACCTGAGCAGGCAGGAAAACTTCAATATGCAGCTCCGCCTGCCAGGTATCGCTGTCCAGCTCTTCGCCCGTGTATTCAGCGCCGGTGAGATAAACGGCAATTGCCGGAAAATCTTCCTCATCAAAAACAGCGGGGCGACCATCAAAAAGCGTCGCCCCGGTGTCATGCTTCTCCAGTGCATCCAGTACGGCTGCACGGAGTTCAGTATGTTTCATCGCTTTATTACCATCCTCAGTTGATGCTGCAGCGCATAGCCCAGCTCTTTCGGAAGACGCTCACGCCGTATCCGCTCAATATTCTGTTTAAACGCCGTGGTCAGCGGCACCGCCATCGGGATTTTCACCACATCAATGGGGTAACGGTTTTTCCCGGCCACACGCTGCATGACATGCCAGCGGCCATGTTTCAGTTGCTGAATAAACGCGCCGGGAATACGACGGTTTCCCACCACAAGCACGCTGCCGCCACCTTTCAGGGCTGAACGCTGCCCCTTTTTACGACGCCTGCGTCGGGACAGGACAATCCGCGCGTTACCCAGCTTTATTACGGGCAAATCCCCCCGGTTAACCTTGATTCTGGCCTGCGGATTTTTGACCGTGGCCCTTTTCAGCCTGGCCCTTTCCTTTACCAGTTTCCGGCGTACCTTTGTCTCACGGGCAACCTGTGACGCCGACTGCGATATCGCGGATGAAGCAACGCGGTTAATGGCCATTGCGGCGGCACCGGGCACCGCCGCTCTGCTGATACGACTGAGGTTTTCAACGGCCTGCTCAAGACCTTTTATGGCCATACATCCCCCTTTCAGCGGCGACGGTTAACGGCAGGCGGTACGCCCCGCCCAAGCCAGAGATGACAGCTTCCGCCATCATCCGGCGAAATCCGGTCTATCCAGAAGTTTTCCTCACCGATGGTCAGCGTGTCGCCGCGCCGCAGCTGCCGCACATCATCAGTCCGGACAAACAGGGACGGGCTGGAGCCTTCAACGCGCACGCCCTGTCCGGCATAGCTGATATTTTCAGGGTCATCAAAAACACCACGTATTACTGCGCCGGACTGCTCACCGGATGTCATGGTGGCTGACGTTCCCATGTACCCGCGTATCGTTTCATCGGCGCGGGCAATGGCAGCATCGAACAGGTTATCGAAATCAGCCACAGCGCCTCCCGTTATTGCATTCTGGCCAGGCCGCGCTCTGTCATTTCAGCTGACACACCGGCAGAGACACGGAACGCCGTTCCCGGCAGCACAAATGCCACAGCCTCATCCCGCGTGGCGTGAAGTGCATCAGTATGCAGCGTCACCAGTGCCACAACCGTGACCAGATCAGCCGTATCAGTCACGGTATCCGGCTGCGCTGATACAACCTCATTTTCATGTCCGGTCAGCGCATTTTCCGGGCTGACAGATGTGTCCTGACCGGCAGCGTCATCCGTGTCATCAAGCTCCTCTTCCAGCTCTGCCACACGGAGCACCAGTTCTTCTTTCGTCCCCGTCAGGCTGACATCACGGTTCAGTTGCTCACCCAGCACCTGAAGACGGGCAATCAGTTCATCTTTCGTCATAGACTCCTCCACAGAGAGAAAATGGCCCCGAAGGGCCATGATTACGCCAGTTGTACGGACACGAACGCATCAGGGTCAGCCAGCAGCATCAGCGGTGCTGACTGAATCATGGTGAACTCACGCGCCGGATCGCCGGTGGTCACCCAGTTTTTCGGGTAGCGGGCAGAGGCGTTAATACCTTCGCGCTGTGCGTCCGCATCCTGAATGCAGCCATAGGTGCGCAGACCGCGTGCCTGAGAGTTCCCCAGCACCATCGTGTTGTCCGGAAGGAAGTTCTTTTTGACGTCGTTTTCCACGTACTGTCCGGAATACACGACGATCGCCGTATCGCCATACATCCCCTTATAGGACACCGCTTCGCCCAGGTCTTTTACCGCTGTCTCCAGCTCGGAATTAGAGCCGCGACGGGTATCCAGCTTCTCCTTGACGGCTTTGAAGGAACGGAACAGCGCCCAGCCTTTCGGATCAAACACGATGATATTCACCACTCCGCTGGCGTTCAGCGCATAGGCTTCGATATCGTCGGTCGGGTCATACGTGGACTTGTCACGCTTGCTCCACTCCGTACCACCGGACTGTGTGATGTTGTTCGCCGCACTGCGGCCCATATCCACCTCAACCGGATCGAAGGCTTCACCGGTCATGGTGTATTTGCCCTTAAGCACAGCAGAAACTGCCTGCATCTCTTCGACCTGAGCAATGGCCAGCTCTTCGTCTCGCATGTTCTGCATGATGATGCGACGGCGGCGGTAAGCCGGGTCCGCCAGATTCTGCGGATCTTCATCCGGCAGGCGACGCAGGGTCATCTGCGGATTCACCTCATGCTTCGGCTACATGAGTCAAATATGAAAGGATGTGAATGATTTGATTACGTTTTAGCTATAGAATTGAAATGGAAAATCCTTGAATGCAATACAACGTGCAATACATGGATGAAAACCATCACTCATTTAACAAGAGGAATCTATGCGCTCACCCAACAGAATGCATGAACGCTCAACATTTTATAAGTATATGTCGTTGAATACCGCGAAGATTGTTCTTGATTCATGCAGCCTTAGATGGAGTTCTCCGGTCCTATTTAATGACCCTTTTGATGTTCCAAGAGAAGTTATGCCTGGTATTAACGAAATTAATATTGGCAAAGCTTTAGCCCGCAAGTTAATAGCGGAGTTGATTACCCCCAGAGAAGACATACAAAATTTAAACCCTAGAATTAGAACAATGCTAAGTGATTTCCAAAAGTCATTTCCTTTAGGCATACCCGCAGGATTAATTGAAAGATTTCAAGAAATGGTAAACATTCCACCAGTTGGGATTGGCGCTCCTGCGGCAATACAAGAAATGAAAGATGTCTGGCGAGGAATGCTTAATAACAGAAGGATTTTGTGTTTATCTGAGAGCCCTATAATCACTCCTATGTGGAATCACTATGCCGATAAATATAAAGGTATAGTTATCGAATTTGATTGTGTAGACTTTCTGGATAGCGCTTGGTTAATAGCCAAACCTATGAAATACACAGATGAAATGCCTCTAACTCACACTGCTGAAGGGATGGCCGAGTTGCTTTTCATGCCAGACAATAAGTCAATTGAATATATCAATAATGAGATAATATTCATAAAAACAGAAGAATGGGCATATGAAAGAGAGTGGAGAATTTCAACCTACGCTAGGCCAAATAGCACTGGTCAATATAGCGACTTAAAATTTCACCCTTTTGAGTTAAAATCTGTAATACTTGGTCCTCTTTTTGATGCCAGCGAGTTCGATGAAGTCGCATCACTAGTTAAAATGTATCCAAGAGCGAAATTATTTAAAAGTTCATTTGGGAACGACAGAAAAATATCCATAGTACCACTACCTTAAAAGGTCAAATGCTTTTGACAAATAAAATCTATCGCCAGTTTTACTGGCGACTTTTAAGCAACAAAGAACCACCTAAGCACTCTTCCTACCTATGGTTTCATTTGTTTTAACTTCGCTGATTATCCTTGATATACCTTTCAGCCATATCTGGAATGTTATCTGAGATCTGGTAAGCTCGAATAAATGCTTTACTGACCTCCATCTTAATGAAGTCCTGATACCGTTTTTCCATGCCAGGAAACTGTCGACAGATCGCAAGTGGAAGACTATCAATGATTGCTCCAACTTCCCCAGTTAATTTCGACAAGGCATAAGTCGCAAATGCAGTGTCAATTACCTCACCTGTTTCGCTGGCATTCTTCAGTTCCTGTGCGTCGGCCTGCGCACGCGTAAGTCGATGGCGTTCGTACTCAATAGTCCCTGGCTGGAGATCTGTCTCGCTGGCCTGCCGCAGTTCTTCAACTTCCCGGCGCAGCTTTTCGTTCTCAATTTCAGCATCCCTTTCGGCATACCATCTTATAACGGCGGCAGAGTCATAAAGCACCTCATTACCCTTGCCACCGCCTCGCAGAACGGGCATTCCCTGTTCCTGCCAGTTCTGAATGGTACGGATACTCGCACCGAAAATGTCAGCCAGCTGCTTTTTGTTGACTTCCATTGTTCATTCCACGGACAAAAACAGAGAAAGGAAACGACAGAGGCCAAAAAGCTCGCTTTCAGCACCTGTCGTTTCCTTTCTTTTCAGGGGGTATTTTAAATAAAAACATTAAGTTACGACGAAGAAGAACGGAAACGCCTTAAACCGGAAAATTTTCATAAATAGCGAAAATCCGCGCGCCTGACGCCCCGTAGCCTGTCAGATCGCCGGAAAGGACCCGCCAGCCAGAGCGGGCCCTAATTTCATCAACCAATCAGCTTATAGCGACCATCCCGTGCATTGCGGCGTACACGCTCAATCTTGAGGCATAGCGCCGCATCTGGCTTTTTTGGGACAGGTACGCGGCAATATTCAGAAGCGCGAGGAATATTATTTATCCAGTCGATCACTTCACTTAAATACCAGGCCTTACGCCCTTCCGTAACCTGCACACGCTCCGGGAACTCTCCACTAGCCTCAAGGTTTAGCAGTGTACGCCGACTCAGGGTTGTAATTTCCATCACCTGATTCATATCAACAAGGCGCTCGCTTAAACACATTTTGTCAGCGATAGCTTTTAATTCCTCTACAGCTGGATTCGGGTACATCATTTCGGCAATTGGCTTAAGGTCATTGTAATCATTTTGCATTGTATCCCCCTTTACACACGAGCCAGCGGCTGAACAGAAATACCTGAGCCAACAAACGCTGCAATCTTTACTGACAGTTCTTTTACAGACTCAGGCCAGTTCAGAGCATCAACATTTAAGACACCTGTCTTATAGACCTGAGCCTGTGTTTTTTTCGCGGTGTCGATTTGTACAGCGGAAACATAAACCGCTTTACCTACGCTCGAACCATCCCATACCACCAGTGCACCTGTTGCATCTTCCTGCATCAGTGGCGTAAATGCAGGAATTACCCCTTTATTAGCTGAAAATATCCCCAGCGTAGTCACCAGTGCTTCAGTGCCAGCCATGAGTTCAGTGTAATGAGTAGCCATTGCTCCCCCTTAGCCAATGCGAACGGTAACAAAACGATTGATGCGGGCCGGTATTGGCTGTGGTGCTGAATGTGTCTGCACATATTCAATAGCCGGATCACCAGGCACAATATAGTTTTTCGGTGCAAGTTCGGCTTTAGTCAGCCCCATTCGGATTAGCTCCGGATCCTGAATACCGCCATAGGCGACAATCCCCTGAAGAGCCGTATTGCCAAGCACCATCAAATCAGGATCAAGGAAATGTTTTTCAGTTCCGTCCTCGTCGGTATAACGCCCGCTGTAAACAACAATCGCAACATCGCCCATATATCCTTTAAAACTCACCGAATCACCAAGGTCTTTAAGGGCCGTTTCCAGTTCGGAATTAGAACCACGACGGGTATCCAGAGCCTCTTTTATCGCTCTGAATGAACGGTATTTCTTCCATACATTACCGCCCATAATGATGATATTAGTGACGCCCTCACTAAATTCTGCGTAGCTCTCAATATCATCATTTGGATCAAAAGTTTCTTTATCCTTACCTGACCACTCAGTACCGCCAGACTGAGTGATGATATTTTGTGGTTTAATATTCCAGTCCAGCTCATAACGTTCAATACCATCGCCCTCAATGATATTTTTCCCCGTTGTGATTGCCTGAACGGCAAGCCATTCAATACGTGCACGAATAGCTTTAGCTTGATTTACAATCGCCTGTTTAACTTTAATATTACGCGCCCCAAAAGCATTGTATTGCTCAGGTGATACACCAGCAGGGCGCACAGCTAACTTATTTGGATCAATGCTGCTTTTCGGCTTCATATAGCCTGGACGAATTGTTTTTGATTCGTACCCTTCGTCACGTGAAACTTTACTACCCACCATAGGAGAACAAAACGCTGCAATTGGGATATTTGGATCGTCGATTGTATCAAGAATAATATCGCGCGATCCAAACATTACCGAGCGAGTAAAAAACAAACTGGTAAACAACGCATTTAGTTGTTTTTGTACATCTACAGCATTAACCACCTGTACAAGCTGGGTAGGCGAATATAAATCAACCATACGCATCCTCTTTGCATTCATTAAAAATAATTGTGGATATATGCTATCACCGATATTTGTCATGCGAACACATGCAACCGAGTGCAATGTTGTATAAAGTTTTGGGGTGACAACTTCAGTGCGGACAATTAGTGTTAATATCTTCACTCCCTTTGGTCGGGATTTATGTAGCATGCCGGAAAATTTATTTTTTCCGGCTTTTTTTATTGGCAATATTTAAAACGGGATATCATCTCCCCATTGCTCATTATCTCCCTCTGGTGGCTGGCTTCCTTGCTGATCTGCCTGTTGTTTTGCTCTGTTCAGTGCGTCAGTAGCCTGCCCCTGTTGGCCTTTTTTGCCGCCCGGTCGCACCGATCGCGCACTGATTACGCTGTCTGCGATAACCTGCCAGCCCTGCCGCGTTTCGCCGTTCTGTCCAGTCCACTGGCTCATCTGCATGTTACCCGCCACGCTCAGGAGTTCGCCTTTGTGATGCTTTGCCAGCGCGTCGGCTTGTCTGCCAAACGCCAGGACAGATAACCACAACGTCGCCAGACCGTCATCCGACTGACTGCAGGGCAGTGATACCGCCATACGCGCCAGCGTCATGGGGGTGCCCTTGCTGGTCTGTTTTGTCTGCGGGTCGTCCACCAACCGCCCGTAAACTGATATTTGCGCCGTCATGCTGCCTGCTCTCCGGACTTAATATTGATTGTTGTCACTTCCTCCGCTTCAGCAATCTCCCGTTCGGTCAGCGTGGCAAAGTTTGCAGCCGCCGTTGTCATGAATGCGCTTATCAGTTCGGGATGTGCTTTCGCGTATCCTTCCCCGGCGTTGCGGTCTATTGCCTTAATCGCCACCCTTAGCCAGTGTTCAGCCATATCAAGGGCGCGGTAATGTGGCTTTATATGTTTGTTCAGTTTTCCTGATGTGTGCATTTTTATTTTTACCCCCTCGTTTAAAAAGTTTTTTGTGCACCACCACCTTGTCTACCTTGTCTACCTGATTAGTTATCAGGCCAGTAATGGCGCGGGTTTCAGGGAGGTAGACAGCCCCAAATAGCTGTCTACCTCATCTCTACCCGTCTCCTTACCTGTCTACAAAAATGGGTAGATAAGGTAGATAACAGGTAGACAGTGAAAAATAGTTATCTACCTGCATTAATACATTGAAATAAAAGTATTTTCTTTCAGTCAGGTAGACAAGGTAGATAACCATTGCCATTTTTTATAAAAACGCATCGCAATCATCAGTAGTCGTTGCGTTGGTCTGCGTGACTCCCTTAACTTTTCGCGTAATATATTCATATCCGTAAACTTTCGCCGCTGACCTCATAGCCTTTCCGAACTCATTCACGCTCAAACATTTCCCCTTTCCTGTGTATGCCATGAAGGCCATATAGACACGGTAAAGGCTGTTTCTGGTCGTGTACTTCACGGTGTCACCACCACCGCCCATCATTAGCCCACGAGCTTCCTCCAGAAACTCCAGCGCCGCGCAAAGCTCAACAACCGGATCCGTTTGCTGCTTTATTGCCAGAGCTTCATCACCGTCACGCTGTTCCAGTAATAAAGCCCGTGCCTTTTCAGGGGCAGCAAAATTAGCCAGCAAGCGGCGGATAATTACGGGGATTTCTGCCGCTATCTTTTCCGGTAATTCCTTGTCTTTTTCGTCCTCCCTTACAATGTTGTCGAACCGGAAAATCACCCGACGGCGTGACACACCTCCGGCCCGTTCGGTAAAGATCATCGGGTCGTTATTGGTTGCCAGTACCACCGCCCTTATTATCGTCGTGAATCGCTTCTCATATTTCGGGTTAATTTCAACGGGATCGCCTCCCGTGATTTTCTTGATGCCCGTGCCTTCCCCCGTATATTTCGGCTGATCGGCAAGGACGATAAGACGACTCCCGACAACCTGCGCGCGCCCTCCTGCATCATCGAGTGATGTCATCTCCGCGCTTACGGTGTTCTGTTTGCCAGCAAGCAGGGTGGCAATATGGGTAAATGTACTCTTACCGCTTCCCCCGTCTCCGGTGGCCTCAATGAACATCTGCCAGTCGTAGCGGTTCGCCATAATCATGTATAACGCGGCACATATACGCATCATCTTACGCGGGTCTTTTCTTGCAGCATGTTCAAGCCATTTATGGAAATTTGGCGCATTATCGCGGATGTTTTCCCCTGCTACTGGTGGCGTGTACTCAATGCCATTGTGCGTGGTGCTCCAGTGCTCCGGCGAGTGCGGAGAAAATTCCCCCGTTTTCAGGTTAAGCACACCATTAGTGAACGGTAGCAAATCACCGGACGGCTCCCCCATGGGGTCGGCAATAACTTTTAACGCTTCCACGGCGTTATTGATTACACGTTTGCTGAACGTGGCCCTGTGCTCTGAATAGATCGCCACCATTTCGCGGCTCAGCTCCATTGTGCTGACCGGACACCATACCCCGCCGCGCCATACGTGGACGATTTCACTTTCTGCATGAACACACACACCATCAAAGCGATCGGCAAGTAGTTGTGCACGTTCACTGTCTGCCATCTGTGAAAGTTGCGCCTTTTGCTTCGTCGGAAGATTAAGCACCAGACTTTCCCCACGCTCGCATTCCTCTTTGAGTCGCGGCAACTGCTCGGATAAATCCACTGGGCTGGTGTCAGTAATCCCCGCGTATTCGTGTACGGTCTTCACTCCAGCCACAGCCAGTAACGTAACAATCTGCGTCATGCTGTGCTCTGTGATATGTCCTGCGCGGTAAACACGCACACACTGACGATCTTCATCAATGATCCGGTAATCGGTGATATTTTTCAGTTGCTCATCAGCCAGCACGACAGGCGGCACATCGTCGGCGGCAATATGTTTACCCGCCCATTCCCGCCACTCTTTCGCATGGCTCCACGCATCACTACCTGCAAAGATGATTACCTCTGTCAGTCTGTCGCGTGGCTGTTTTTTTAAGTTCGGTGCCAGTTTCATTTTTTGCCCCTGAATGCGTTAATCATGCTTTTCATTTTCTGGATGTTTCCCCGCGCTTTTTCCCTGCTGATGGGCTTACTGCGGGGTGCGGCATATACCAGGGAAAAATCACGCCGGAACTGATAAACAGGCATCACGCAGTCATAGCTATACCCCTCACGGCGGTAAGTGATGCGCCGTTCTGCCACGCCTTTAATCGTTACCGTGCCGCCGTATTTATCGCGGTAAATATCGCCGTTCATAAATTCAGGCCGAGCGGGGCCGCTGGCAATAAAGCCAGAATTTTTCATTTCCATATTATTTATTCCTCGACTTAACTCGACTTATTTGATAGCAGGGCACTATTTATTGCGTCATTGAGTTTTTCTGCTGATTCATCAATAAGTGACAACAGGCCATAAGCAATATTTGCATCTTCATTGTCATTTATGCAATCAAGCCACATATTTAATATTGCTTTTGCTGAATTATTTAAAGTTAATGAACTTTCTGCACATGCTAACAATTTAAAAAAGACTTCCCGTTCTGTATTCATTTAATCCCCCACCAGCTTACTTTCTTCCTCAATCAGGAAACTAGCGACACTTCCCGAAAGGCGCGCCAGTAGGCTCGCCAGCGCGGATATATCAGCATCTGTAATTTTGTTCGGGTATACCTCAAGAAGGCGGCAAATAATTTCTGTCTGGTGCGCACGTTCAGCGGCTTCGTGTAATGTGATTTCCTGCATTAATGCACCTCTTTTAATTCATACACTGCTGAAATAATGACTTGTGATAAGCCATATTCTGATGATTCGCTTCTCACCGCAGCAATAGCCGTCTGAACATTAACAGCCTTCACGTTCTGAGTGATACCAATTGTGTGGCCCAGTGGGTTAACAGCTCGGGCAAATACACGGAAGGTTTTAAGCACGGCACACCTCCTGACGAATACGGGCGGCGAATATCATCACGTAGCCAGTTGGGGATTGCTGGCGGGCTTCCTGTTCGCTGGCGGCCTCGATGTGTATTACGCGTGGTTGTGCGGTGCTCAGGGCGATAAAACGCCAGATGTATTTATTCAGGTTGTGCGAATCCCGCCCTTGCGGGTGTGTGGTATGATTTCTCATAGCTACCTCGATACTGTTGCTATCGTTGGTGGTTAGACGCCCTGTATGTGTTGCGAGCACTGCAGGGCGTTGTTATATAGCAATAAAACATGATAAGGTGTGTACCTATCAAGAATCATACTAAGCAATAGGTACACACATGTCAACTATCATTCAACGTGATAAACAACCGAAAGGTGCAGGTAAAGCACCAGCATTCCAAGTCCGTATTAACCCAGAATTAAAAGAACAAATGGTTAATGTCGCTGCCAAAGAAGGGATGAGCTTAGGTAACTGGCTAAAAGAACTGGCTCGTGCCGAACTAATAAAACAAGGAATAACACCTAAAGGCTGATAATTTGCATAAAGGATTCTTCTATGACAACAAGTCACAAAATGCTAGAAATCAGTAAAGAACAATTTGATGTATTTTTCTATGGTCGTACACCATACGTAAAAACCTTTTCGGAGGAAATCTGTTGGTTCAAATTTATAAAGGATGATGTCACGATCTTAGCAACAATTGTTTTTTGTAAAATAGATAATGATTACAACGCTATATTTCTAGGTAGGGATTTAGATAAAAAATTTAGAGCGATTAAAGTAATTGTATCCCGTGAATCTAAAGATGATTTAATTACTGATATGGAAAAAGCCATACCAGAGCTATTATCACTACACAAGAACGGTTGTTTTATACAGGGTGACGAATCAGAGTCGGCATTTTCAATATTCCTAGCCAAAGTTCCAGAACATAAAAAAAACGTTTATCTAAGAATGCTACTTGAGGAACCCAAACACTATCCTGCATTTATTGTTATGCAAGAGTTAGCTTATTGGTGTAAAGATCCTGATGGAATATTCATCAGAGATTTCCAGAGTGCTTCATTTAACTCTCGCTTATTCGAACTTTATCTAAACGCAGTTTTCTACGAAATGGATTTCGTAATATGCAGAGATTATGCTCAACCTGATTATATTATCTCAAAAAATGGCATTGATATTGCTGTAGAAGCTGCCACAGTTGCAGAACAAGAGGAACCTACCGAGAAATTGATACTTGATCATGAGGCAGTAGAAGATCTTCAGAGATATGTAAAAGAACAAATGCCATTCAAATTTGCCCGCACTCTATTAAAGAAAGTTAGGCATAAACCTGAACCCTTAAAATTATGCTATTGGGAACTAGATCATACAAAAGGAAAGCCTTTCATTATTGCTTTACACGATTACTCACGCAGATTTTCGATGAGTATATCAATGCCAGCACTACAAAGCTATCTGTATGGTGTAGATATGGATTCTGGAAGTAAAATTGAACAACATTTATTTGAAAATCGAAGTATACAATCTAATTTTTTCGGCTCTAATAAAAATGAGAATGTCTCAGCCATATTACTTGCGACACATGCCACCATCCCAAAATTTGATAGGATGGGAGTAGTGGCAGGGATTGAACAAAAAAATGTCAAATCCATCGTTAGAGGTATTAAAACTGATGAAGGCTGTACCCCAATGCCTTTTACTGCTCTTGTCAATGCACCTTCATATCAAGAACCATGGTGTACAGCAATATACATGTTTCATAATCCGAAGGCATTAAATCCTATACGCCCTGAATTATTCCCAAGAGTTATTCATATTTTTGAAGAAGATGGAGAAATAGTTCAATACTTACCACCTAATTATATAATCTCATCAACTACGCACGTATTTGAATTTAAGTGATTTCAAATCCTATGGGTTTACCCCATAGGATTACATCCACTGTCTAAATTCTTACCACTCTCCCCTAATCCATGCCTGCACTTCTGAAAGACGATATGCAACAGCAGTGGAACCAATCTTGATCCGCTTAGGAAATTTTCCTTCCTTCTCCAGCTTCCAGCGTGTGCTGTTCGCAAGAGTGGTTAGCTCCCGACATTCTTTCTCACGGATCATACGATCGATATTAGGAATGTACTCCAGACCCTTTTTATCGACAATTGCCATTTTTTTCATGTTAACCAGCCTTTTGTTTGAGGATTGTCACTTTTGAATCAGCACCTGCGATGCTATTGAGATATGTAGTCCAGAGTTCCAGAGCATCCAGTTTTTTAGCCATAAACTTACTCCGGTTGTAAACACCTGCCACGCCAGGTAGCGCATGGCCTAACAGTTGTTCTACTACATAAAATTCAACACCGAGATCACTTAGATGAGTAGATAGCGTTCTTCTAAGGTCGTGTAGTGACCATTGTTTTTCATGGCCCAAACGTTTACCGATTTTCCCCCCAATCTTGCTTACGCTTTCTCTAATTCGCAGACTTCCCAGCACATAACCAGTATGTTTTGTCTCTTCGTGAACATCCGTTACCCACTGTCGTAGAATTTCAGGTACTGGTCTGACGATTTCAACACCAGTTTTTGAGTGATCTTTTGGTACAGTCCAAACCCAACTTTCGAGATCCCATTCGCTCCATTCTGATAATCGGGCTTCACTCATTCGACATCCAAATACTGTACAAAGCACAAACATTTTTCGCGTGTATTCAGACATTAGTTTTAAATCAGGCTCGACAAAAATTGCCTTCCAGAGCTGGCCGAGTTCGGCTTCATCCAGAACCCGATCCCGCTTACCTGCAATCTGCCCCACATCACTCATGCGCAAATCCTTTAAAGCATCACACGTCGCGTACTGGCGTACCCGACAAAAACGAAGAGCTAATTTAGTGTCAGAAAAAACATACGCCGCCATAACTGGTGCATTACGTTTAATTCGGTCAAAACAGTCCAGCCATTCATATAGGTGAGTGTCATTTACGGGCAAATGACCGATATAGGGAAAGATATGCTTTCGAAATCTGCCAAGCGTTACAGCATGAGTTTTACGACGCACCTTACAGTAATTTTCATACCAGTAATTTAGTGCATCCTCCACTGTGACCGGCTTTAAGCGTTCTTCAGCCTGAATCTTAATCTGGATACGCGGATCACGTTTGTCAGCCAACCAACCACGGCACTCGTCGCGCTTTTCCCTTGCCTGTTTGAGTGACATATCAGGATATTTACCCAACGTTAGCCAGACCGGAGCAGCCCGGCCACCTGCTAACCTGTAGAAGAAAACAAAGCTCACAGCCCCTTTAGTACTCACACGAATAGAAAGCCCCTTTCCATCAGCAATGGTGATCTGCTTTTCTCTGGGTTTCCCCAGATATCCTTTAAGCGCTTTGTCGCTCAGTTTGTTCTCGCCAGCCATTTTTAGCCCCAAAAAGCAATACAAGCTGCAATACAGAGATGATTGCAACACACAGATAACGAGGAAAATTCAGTGAAAGCACCAGATAAACTTATTCTTTATTATCAAAAGATTAAGTGTAAAAACCAGCAACTACACGAAAGCCTCAGAAAGCCATGCTAAGTGCTTCGGCTTGACATATCCCGGTGTAAATTCAGAGGTGGAGCCGCCACGGGAGCGGATAACCTCACCGGAAACAATCGGCGAAACGTACAGCGCCATGTTTACCAGTCCCGGAATTTGTGAGAGATAGACTTTCTCCGTGGTGAAGGGATAGCTCTCACGGAAAAAGAGACGCAGAAACAGCGGATCAAACTTAAATTTCTGCTCATTTGCCGCCAGCAGCTGGGCGGTTGTGTACATCGACATAAAAAAATCCCGTAAAAAAAGCCGCACAGGCGGCCTTTAGTGATGAAGGGTAAGGTTAAACGATGCTGATTGCCGTTCCGGCAAACGCGGTCCGTTTTTTCGTCTCGTCGCTGGCAGCCTCCGGCCAGAGCACATCCTCATAACGGAACGTGCCGGACTTGTAGAACGTCAGCGTGGTGCTGGTCTGGTCAGCATCAACCGCCAGAATGCCAACGGCAGTACCGTCGGTGGTGCCATCCCACGCAACCAGCTTACGGGTGGAGGTGTCCAGCATCAGCGGGGTCATTGCAGGCGCTTTCGCACTCAATCCGCCGGGCGCGGTTGCCGTATGTGCCGGGTCACTGTTGCCCAGCGGCTGGTAATGGGTAAAGGTTTCTTTGCTCGTCATAAACATCCCTTACACTGGTGTGTTCAGCAAATCGTTAACGGCATCAGATGCCGGGTTACCTGCAGCCAGCGGTGCCGGTGCCCCCTGCATCAGACGATCCAGCGCAGTGTCACTGCGCGCCTGTGCACTCTGTGGTGCAGCTGCCAGAATGCGGCGGGCCGTTTCCACGGTCATACCGGGGGTTTCTGCCAGCACGCGGGCCTGTTCTTCGCGTCCGTGAGCCTCCTCACAGTTGAGGATCCCCATAATGCGGCTATTTTCTGCCGCAACCGCAGCGGTGATCTGCGCGTTCACGTCCGGCTGCGCCGCGCTGGCGTTTTCGCCCTCCGTCGCTGGCACCACGTCAGTAACGTCAGTCTGCGAAGCAGTGGCTGAAACAGTTGTTGATTGAGTCTCTTTGGTCATTCGTCCTCCTGAGAGACGGGATTTACGCGCATCCAGTGCATCACGCATGACGGTGATCGCATCGGTGCTGTTAACAAGTTCATCAGCCAGTCCGGCAT